CGTTAGCTAAATGTTCGTGATCTATAGAACCATCTACATAATGTTCTGAATCTACAGAGTTATCTGCTAATTTAGCTGACGTAACAGCGTCAGGTGCTAGTTTAGCTGTTGTTATATTTTCATTTGCTATATGTTGCGTATCTATACTAACGTCTACATAATGCTCAGAATTAATAGAATCATCAGCTATATTATCTCCATCTACAGCATCATTAGCCAACATAGTATGTGCAACTGTACCTGTGTCTCCTGTCGTTACAACTGAACCTGTGACATCAGGTATTGTTATTGTTCTATCAGCAGTAGGGTTTGTTATCGCTAGTGTTGTTTCATTAGCATCATCAGTAGAACCTTCAAATACAAGATCACCTGTTATAGCTTGTGAGCCATCTCTTTTTACAAAATCAGTAGTAAATTCTTGTTGAGCAAATAATATTTGATTTGTATTATTATCTAAATCTTGTTCAGTAAGTACACTACCATCTTGGAAATCAACAGCTTTTGTACTGATAGATGTATCTCTTGTAAACTTTATTACTGCACCATTAGCAGGTACATTGCCACTTGTAAAAGTAACTGTAGAACCACTTATCGTATAGTGTGTGCCTAATGTTTTTAAGACTCCTGCAACAGTAACATCTATATCTGAAGTAAGAATGTAGCTGAAACTAATTGAAAAATTTACTTCAGTTCCATTTCCTGTATGGTTAGTAAACGTATTAGTGGTGTTGGTTGCCATAGCTTAGAAAATAGTTTTAAGGATTTCAGTAGTTTCGTTTTTACGCTTACCTGATTCCCATAGTAATAGGTCTTGTAACCTTTTATCATATTGTAATTTCTTTTCTTTAGATAGTCCAGTTACACCCTTTGGTAAATTTTTGCCAGTTATAAATGCTTCTTTAGCTGCTTTTTTATATCTTGTATGTATGCCACTTAGTAATGCACCTAAATCATTTCTTGCTGCATCTATAATATCTACTCTCATACTATCGTCAAAGTCAGCGTTTAAATAAAATTCATTACCTGTTAATCTAAACAAATCTCTTCTTTCTTCATTTGAAATAGGTTTACCTCTTTGATTGCTTAATGAGCCTATTAAATTTAAAAGTCTTATACCCGCAGGACTTGTTAATACTTGATTCATTGCGTCATACATTCTCTGTCTTTTACCACCTTCATATAACTCAATAAAAGCAGTTGCAGATATTAAGTTTGCTAATTCGTCTGAGTCTAAAAGTATTTGACCACCAAATTTATCTTCTGATTTTAATACATCTGTTGGTGGGCTAAACTCTTGACCAACTGCCTGTAAAGCAGTTAAGACTAAATCATTGTTTGATAATGACTTTTGTGACCAACCACTTGTAAAAGGATTTAGTTCATCTTTACCAAAACCTACAGGTATTTTTATAAACTCTCCTGTTATGTGATGTTGCATTGGTCTTGCTTTAAAATTACCAAAAGGTGTTTTACCTGATACTTCATTTATAAGTCTTGCCAACATTATCATTGGTGCATATTTAGGACTTGGTTGACCATCTTCTCCAACAAACTCTCCTGACGCTATCTTTCTATCCATTCTGATATTGCCTGACTTGTCTTCATCAAACAAACCTGAGTTAATTGCAGTCTTAACATTCTTTGCCAAACCACTTAAAGGTACAGCTAAAGTTGCAAGTCTGTTCATTAGATAACCATTAAGACTAGATTCGTTTCTCATCACTTGTACTAACTCTGTAATACCTCTTAGGTAAGACTTGTCAGCTAAGTTGTTATACATAGCAGCCATAGCAACCTGATATAGACTATCTTTTTCTAATTGTGCTTCTTCTCCTAATAGTCCAGTAACTTTTGCTAAATCTGCTGACGTAGATAAGAACATTGCAAAAGGGTCTAATCTTTTATAACTAATATATTTATAAGCAAGTCTGCCATCTGCACCTCTTACATATTTTACGTCAGGTAATTCAGGGTGTGATATTACTTCATAACCTTTACCTTCTAATCCATATTTTTCTATATCTTCTTCCGTAACATGAAGTCTAAAACTATAAGGTAAGAATCCTGTAGCTAATAATTTTTCTCTAGCTGCTTTGTTTGCAGGTAATCCACCTGTTATAGCTACTCTTGCTGTTGGGTCATTAAGACTAAACGCAGCAGTAATTCCTACACCCCAAAACATACCACCTGTTATTGTTCTACCTTTAGCTATAGCTCTTACACTTGCATCTGAAGATGCTAGTTCTTCTGCTTGTTCTTTTACAAAAGCAAAGTTTTCTTTTAAAAAGTTACTTTTAGCTAATAATGGTGTAAATGGATTTGATTTATTAAATTGTTTTAATAAGTTCAAAGGAGTTCTAACAAAAGGAATTATCTGACGTAGCAAAGGCTGATCGTTAACCAAGTCTTGTATAAACTTGCCTGATGTACCTTTCATTAAGTCTTCAGTAAAAGTTGCTTCTTGTGAATATTGTCTAGCCTTTTTATATAACAAAGCATTTTGTTTGCTTAATTTACCAAGCATTGATTCTTTATTTACAACATCAATTATTTTTTTAAACTGGCCTTCTATGTATTTATTGTATGCGTCATTATCTTTGAATTTCATCTTACTAGCTCTTTCCCAAATCTCTGCCCTGATAAATGCTCTAAAGTTTACTTGCTTAAAAAATTCATCTTCTGCCATAAGAAATCTTTGTGGCAAAGTATAAAAACCATGTATTGCTTTTATTCCAAATCCTCTTTCAGATACATCTATAGCGTTTAGCTTTGACATATCAACAGTCTGATTAGCAGAGTCAATTATATTTGCATTGTTCATAAATGCTTTTCCTGCCATATACATAGACTCAAGACTTGCAGTAGTCAGATAATACAAATCTTTTACTGCTCTTTTAATTACCGCAGGGTTTCTGTCTGCTACTCCACCAACAATTTTTTGAAATGGTCTTACTGCTGTATTTAAAGCAGTAGAAATCATATTGACCTGATGAGTTATTGGACTAGACAAAATAGAATTTATAAATAATTCATTAGTAATTTTTATAACAGGATTACCTGCTTGTGCTTTTAATATCATCTTCAATGCCTTTGGATTAGTTGCTGCTAAATGTAGTTGCTGAGTAACTTTCATTAACGCTTTAGTATCTCCTGAGTCTGCAAGTTTCAATATCTGATCTACTGTAAAGTTTCCTAGTGGGTCTTCTATATTTGATTTTTCTAATAAACTATCTGCTGTTTTTAGATCAGTTATTACTCTATCTGCATTGCTTGATTTTAAATAATTATCTAATCCTCTTGGTATATCTCCTGATGTTTTTTGCATTACTGCAAGAGTCTTACCTATCTCACTACCAAAAGCATTTTTTACATTTAAAGTATCACTTAAAAATTTAAGAGTAAAAGCAAAATCTTTTTTTAGTACGTCATAATAATCTCCATTCATACTGCCTGACTTGCTAAGTTTTAACATTTCGTGCATCTGACTAGACAAATCTCTCAGTACAATTCCTGACTCTAAGATCAAATCATTCATTGCAATAACACTAGCTTGTAAATCTATTTCCCCACCTGCACCATATCTTTCTACAAAATCAGCAAGAGCATTGTATGTATCTAAAGGTAGTTGTGTTCTAGCCTTTTGAAACATATTGTCTAATGACCTTACATTTTTTTTATTAGCTTCTTTAATAACTGCTGCTCTTGCATTTATATATTCAAAGACTGCGTTAGGGTCAGTACGACCTTTCATGTCTACAAAAAACTTTGTATATAAATGATGAGCATTAAATGTTCTAGTTATTTTAGAACCTTTTAGTGGTACTCCAAATAATGATTTACCATCTCCACCAACTGTATCTGTAAAATATTTTTTTAATTTTTTACTTGTTTGTAGATTTTTTTTATAGTTATTAAGACTAACCAAAAGGTTATTATCAACATTATCAACTTCTATTTTGTTTATATCTGCACCATTTTTTTGTATTATGTCGTTTAATTTTGCAATAATAACTGATCTTCGTTTAGGATTTTTCTTCATGTTATAGAACTGCTCCATTACAAACTCAACTAACTGGTTTCCATTTTTACCTGCTAATTCTTTTGTAATATCTTTTATGCCAAACAATGTTTGCAAACTTTTATCGCCTATACCTTTAACAACCTTACCTGCCACAGGTAATCCTTTTCCTATAAGTCCCTCTCCAACAACTAAACCTTGCATGACTGCTGTTAATCTTCTAGCTGCTTTTTCAAATTCATCTGCATCTGTTTCAGGTGTAGTTAAAAAATCTAAAACAGGACTAGCCACGTCAAATCTGTCTTCTATAAAATCAAAGAAGTTAGCGTCATAAGGGTCTGTTAATGATGCGTCAACAACACCACCTGCTATTGCATATCTAAATTTTTTAAGACCTATTTTTTTAAGACTTTTAGCAACAAGTCCTGTTGGTATAATCCATTGACTTATAGCTTTTGATATACCATAAACAGCACCTTCATCATCTTCAAACTCCCCTCCAATAGGACTTTGAAATCCAAAGTTTGTACTACCTTCTTTGTAACCTATCAAGTCAAAATCAGCAGGTCTGCTTGAGTCATATAGATCGCCCATTACCAAATCTAAAACATCATCTCCAAACTCATATAACTCATTAATACTTGCTATACGACCATTTATAAGTCCTCTAATAATTTTACCTGTAACTGACTTCTGTAATATTTTTCTATTTTCCTCCATCTGTTTTTTAGAGTCTGCATACTTTCTTTCATTCTCTGCAAGTTTTTCGTTGTACCAATTTTTAAGACCACCAAACCATGATGTTTCTTCTGTAGCAGGTTTATCTGTAACATTAATATTTTCTGAGTTATTAATTTCTTTAGTTGCTAATTTATTTGTTTCAGTTTCAACTCTGTTTACTTCTATTTTTTCTTCTTCTTTTTGTGGTAAATCTTTAACTACAACTTCTGGCTTTTCTTCTTCTACTATTTCGTTAACAACTTTATCGACATCAATATCTACCGCTTCTCCTCCTGTCTGTGTTTCGATAAGTTGTTTTACTTCTTCAGACATTTAGTACAAGGGGGGTTCTCTTTGAGCATCTCTAATGACTTCTAATACCAGTTTAATGTAATCTGAGTCAGTAGCATAGCCATTATCTTTTAATAGTTTAACTGCTTTCTCAACTGTATCTACTGTAGAAATACCTTTTCTGTCTAAATAATTATCATTCCAGAATTTTTTGTAGTGTTCAAGTGATTCTCTTATACTTTCAAAGTTTTTAAAGTGTGCCATTACTCTTACCTTCTTACCATTTATTTCTTCAAATGTAGGTGCTAGTGTTGACTGACCTGCATCTATCTCAGACTGTGTTGCTTTTATACCAAAGTAATTATTTTTACCTGTAACGCTTAGTCCATGATCTGATTCTACGGAGAATTGTGCTGCTACTATCTCAGGGAATTTTATACCAACTTCTTTAGCCAACTTGTAGATAACAGGGAAGTTTGCTTCCATACGTTTTACTCCACTAGGTTCTTTATTGATAACTACTTTTGTATCTGTTTGTTCTCCTATCTTTCTACCTTCTAATGGGAAGGCCATAGCTATAAGACTGCCATCTCGTAAACCTAAGTTTGGAGTTACATCACTTCTTACTTCAGATAAATCTTGACTTGGTAAAAAGTCTCCTACTGTTGTTTCTGGTTGTTCTGTTTCTTTCTCTGCTATTTCTGCTGCTTGTTCATCTTGGAATGAACCCATTAGATTTACTTTCATATAGTTAGGCATATTTTTATATATGGCACTATCAGTATCAAATCCATAAACACTTTGTAAATACATATCAAATCTGTTCATAAAGTTTTCTCCTGCTCCTATTGGTGCTGGCACATCTCCTGAAGCAAGCAAGTCATTCTCTGTAGCATTAACAGGTGGTATGAAGATATCAGATATAACCTTGCTTAAATTCAAGTCTCTTGTTGTCTTAACTTTAGACTCATCTGAAACAGTTGAATTTTGTGTATTTTCATCTTCTTCCCCTTGTTCTTGTTCCTGCACAAATTGTTTATTATTACCCTGACCCCTGAAATCAGGCTGAGATTCCATGTTTTGACCTTGTGTGTTACCTAAATTATTTACATCTGTAGTTACTCCACCGCTATCATCTGGTGGTACAACCTGTGCATTGTAATCATTAATGGTCTTAGTAAAATTTTTATAGTTCTTTGTAATATCAAATCCTATATCATTAAAAACTTTTACTAAATTATATTCTTCTATGTCTTCTTTAGATATATCTAGCTGATTTAAGAACTGAGCTAATTGTTCTTTTTGTCCAGAAGTTTGACTACCATCTTCGTTATAAAACTGATTTATCAAAAACTGTGCGTTTACATCTTCTACAACAAAATCGTAACTTAGTTCAATATCTTCAAGAGTTGGTTTTGTTCTATTGCCATCTTCTCCTATAGTTTGTTTTCCTATAACATTTTTTGTTATATCAAATATTTGTGTTCTAGCCAATCTTCTTTCTTCATTTTTATAATCAGGAGATAAAACATTTATAGTTAAATTTTTTCCTTGGTCGTCAGCAACAAATTTTTGTATAGCTGTTAACCTGCTTTCCATACCTTGTCTTAGTTCTTCTCCATAATCGTCAATTTCTTGTAGTGTTGGGTATCTTGGTGCTTCTCCTTCTACAAATACTCTTTTAGTTACTGAATAATCAACTAACTTAGTTCTTACACTTTCTATAGTTTCTGTTATTTGATCTACTATTTTCATATCGTCAGTTCCTTTACTACTAATAATATTTTGTAAATACAATGATTTACCTTGTATTATTCTTGTTGCTGTTGCATTAGCATAATTTCTTTCTTCGTTAACTTCTCTATCTATAAGACCAATTAATTTATCTTTTCTCTCTTGATCTTTTGGTAGCTTCAAAGTATTTTCATACCACGCATTTATTTTGGTATAAGCTAATTGTTCATCTCTTATCTTCCCTCCTTCTAATTCAAAAAGTATTTGATTGTAACCTTCTTCACTATAAACTCTGTATGTATCTCTATTGTTCTTTAACCAAGTCAATGCTTTAGGGTCACTTGATGCTATCTCTAATATTCTTTTTCTTTGTTCTTCAGTTGGTTTTGGTAGCAGCAACAAATCTTTCATTTCTTTCTTTTTTAACTCTAATTCTCTAGGACTATTTATTTTTTGATTTTGTATTCTTAGTGCATTAATACTTTTAATTGCTGCATTAATTTTTTTCTCATAGTCTTTTTTATTCTGTAAAACATTATTAGTAAAATATTCTGGTTCAAAAACAGGTTTACCATTAGCATCTAATACAGGCTTGCCATTTTTTACTACAGGTTTTAATACTGGACTAACTACTACTTCTCCATTTATAACTTCAGTCTTAGTCTTTAATTTTCTAGGAAATAAATTAGGAAACTGCTGTAAGAAATCTATTGCCATATCAAACCTTTCATCTCCCAATTCCGTCATAGATGCCATCAGCACCCCACGTTCTGTTATGAATGGAATCAATACCTCGTCATAAAACTTAGCTAAATCTTCTGCTTGATATATCTGGGTTATGTTTTCTACAAGATTTTTTATATCATTAGCTTCTTGTTCTAAGTTTGGTTCTCTATTTTCTTTATTAGCAGTAGTAACATTTCTGATGTAACTAAAATATATAAGACCTAAATCTTCTTTTACAGTCTTCTTGTATTCTTCCAACTTAAA